TGCTTCGCAGTATCACGACGAGCTCCGGCGCTTGCACCGCAAGCAGTACGGACAAGTTGTTCGCATGGCAAACGGCACGAAGATGCCAGGCTACTACAACCGTTTGAGCGGCTCACCAGAGACCACGTTGATGAACACAATCGTCATGGTCTTCATGATGTACGTCGCTCTGCGCATTGGTGGCTATGATGACCAGGCCGCTTGGGACCACCTCGAAGGCAACATACTGGCTTTTGGGGATGACGTGCTTGTTGGGCGCGGCATCACTCCTGAGTCAGCAACAGAAGCGTCGGCGCGCATTGGCCCACTGCTCACCCCGTGCACCATTTTGCGCGGCCAGCGGGTCGACATGCTGGCACGCTTCTTTCCCGATCCGTGGAACGGGGACAACAGCTCTATGGCAGACCCGAAGCGCGCGTTGGCCAAGCTTTGGGTCGGCCCTGTCAGCCCCATGAAGCCGGTCGAGCGCATGCGTGCTCGTCTGGCAGGCTACTGGTTGCATGACCGCCACACCCCTCTCCTGGGTCCCCTTGTGGAGACGTGGCGGGCCATTGACCCCCATTGGCCGTTTGCTGACGGTGGCACGTTGCTGGGTGCTCGCCACAATCCTTTCATGGACTGGTGGTCTCGCTGGCCAGTTGAGCAGCAGTTCCCGAACAACGTGACCGTTGGTGCACAAGAGTTCGCGGATGAAGTGCTGCCAGGCTTCGACGATGTCCGCTGGGCACTCTGGCTGCGTTTTGCGCGCCACAACGCTGCGCGGTTTGGTTGGGAGGAAGGGCTGCAGCACCTGTTGTATGCCCCGATCTGCCTTGCCTGCCCCGTGGCGGAGCCGCTCTATGACGCCAGTGTGAACGGGTTCCACACGCCAGGCACGCTCGGGCCGGTTCCCACGCTGCCCAAGCTGCACGAAGATCCGGTTGTCACGGTCGGGAACGCCTGCGCCGGGTGTGGCAAGTTGGGCCACGTTGAGGCCACATGCTGGAAGACGCACCCTGAGCTCGTGCCGGTTTGCGAAACGTGCAGTAAGCGTGGTCACTACACGGCCAGCTGCAAACGCCAGCCCACCAAGAAGCTGTTTGCCGCAACTGGCGCACTCATCGTGCCGGCCAGCGCCCATCGCATCGTGCACTGGCTGGACAAGATCGGGCTTGGCAAACACCTCGCCTGGAACCTGGTCCAGTGTCTGATTGTCATGCAGCTCGCCGCCCCGTTTTGGATTCTCACGTTGTTATTCGTGGGGCTGTTTCGCATGGGTTGGCGAGCCGTGCTCCTCTACACGTTGTTGAGCATGTTCACCGCAATGCCGATATCTGCTGCACAACCGTGCTACGGTGCCCATGCGCCCTTGCGCAGCCCAGCGCCATTGTACGCCCTTACTGTGCAAGACAACGGCCCTGCGTTTATGCGCTGGATCCATGACACCCTCATACAACAACGCCTGGATTGGCTGCGTGTGGACATGTCCTTCTTTTTGCCCGAGTTGCCACGGGCGGGAGACGTTGTTCACCCAGACAATTGGGCAGGCCCTACAGTTCGCATCACAGTGTGGTTTGCGCTCGCGCGGTTTTGCACCCGCCCTAGCCTGACCACAGCGACATTGGCCCTGCTCCTTGGTGCCTCAGATGCATCACCCGCAGGCATCTCGCGAGGCATTTGCCAAGCGAGACATGTGGAACCCGAGTCCGGCTCCGTTTGGGCTTGGTGCTTGACGTTCTTCCTTATCGGTCTGGCTTACTGTGCGTTGCAAGCGCCTGGTTGGCGCGGGCACGTTGCGTTCGTCATCGTTGTGCTTTGGCTGGCAGCCTTAGGGAAAGTCGCCGCTGCCACCGCGGGGCCGCGGCATCGAAATTTTCCATCCACAACACCTGATTTGTCCATCATGAAAACGCATCGCAGCCCCGCCAAGCCGCAGGCTGCCGTCAAAGTTGCAGGCAAGCCGGCCACGCCAACGCGCGTGGCTGCCAAGGCAGCCAAGGGCACCAAGCTGCCCGCCCCACGCCCCATGGCCCAGCGCCAGGCCATCAAGCACTCGGAGGCTGCCGCTGGGACTTCGGAG